GAAGTTAAAAAAGATAATCAGATTGTTCTATCTGGAACTGCTTATTATGATTTTAATCATTTTGCTACATATTGGAAAAAATGGAAAGCTATAATCAGAAGTCAAGGTGATAAAACTAGACTGAGGGAAATTTTTGGAGAGGACGCTCCTGATAATTTTGATTGGAGCCAATATTCGATCATACGAATGCCTTATGAGCTTTTACCAAAAGGTTTCATGGATGCTGATCAAGTAGCTAGATCTAAAGCCACTGTTCACGCTGGTATATATCAGATGGAGTATGGCGCTTGTTTCACTAGAGATAGTCAAGGTTTCTTTAAAAGATCGTTAATAGAATCTTGCGTTGCTAACCAAGATGGAAAAATAACAGATAAGCAAAACCAACCAATATCCTTTGAGGCTTCTCTTATTGGAGATAAAAATAAAAAATACATCTTTGGCGTTGACCCAGCTTCAGAAGTTGACAACTTTAGCATAGTGATTTTGGAAGTACATCCAGATCATAGAAGAATTGTTTACTGTTGGACAACTACTCGTTCTGAACACAAAGAAAAAGTAAAACGTGGATATGTTTCAGAGACAGATTTCTATGCTTATTGCGCTAGAAAAATACGAGACTTGATGATCTTATTTCCTTGTTTGCATATTGCTATGGATGCTCAGGGCGGCGGCGTTGCTGTTATGGAATCTTTGCACGATAAAGATAAACTCAAAGAAGGTGAAATTGCAATATGGCCAGTTATAGATGATGATAAACCAAAAGACACTGATGATGAAAGAGGTCTTCATATTCTTGAAATGTGTCAATTTGCAAAATACGATTGGCTAGCTGAAGCTAATCACGGAATGAGAAAAGACTTTGAAGATAAAGTATTACTTTTTCCAGCATTTGATTCAATCAGCCTTGTAACGTCTGAGCATGAAGACGATATCAAGGGTAGAATGTTTGACACACTTGAAGAGTGCGTATTAGATATTGAAGAACTTAAAGATGAGTTATCCATGATACAAATGTCGCAAACTTCTGCTGGTCGTGACCGTTGGGATACTCCACAAGTTGTTGTTGGTACTGGCAAAAAAAGCAAGATGCGTAAAGATAGATATTCAGCGCTACTAATGGCAAATATGGCATCTAGAGTTTTGCAGAGAACACCAGAGCAGCAAGTGTATCAATTCTATGGCGGGTTTGCTACAAGTGAACACAAGTCTGGTACATCAGAAAAAATGTATAATGGACCTAGCTGGTTCTCAGACAACATGAAAGATGTGTATTAAATAGTACATTCCAATTATCAATCCAATTGAGGTATTTCAATGAGCAATGAAGAAATGTTTACATGGTCTGACGGTGATTCTGCTAGTAAAGCTAAAGCTTTTGAAAATGCTGCTGAGAACGTACATTCATATACTGGGCTGTCAAAAAGTCAAGGCAGTCACTATAGACACTTCATTGATATTGAGCCTAATCGATCAGTTAAACCCGGATTTACTTCTCAGGATTATTATGCCTTCAGGCCAGATGAAGCCGTACCCACCCAGCAGCGCCGTATTATTAGAATGTGCATGGATGCTTATGATAAAGTAGGTATCATTCGCAATATTATTGACTTAATGGGTGATTTTGGTAGCCAAGGCATACAGATTGTACACAGAGATAAGAGCGTAGAAAAGTTCTACCAACAGTGGTTCAGAAGTGTTCATGGCAAAGAAAGATCTGAAAGATTCTTAAACAATTTGTACAAAACTGGAAATGTTATCATTTATAGAAGTTATGCTAAAGTAACTCCTCAACTCAATAATTACATGAAAGCTCTTTCTAGTGATATTAAAGTTGAAGTCCCAAATGTTACCCAGAACGAAATACCTTGGAGATACAACTTTTTCAATCCACTAACTGTCAAAAATAAAGACGGAAATCTCTCCTTATTTCTTGGCTTGAAGAACTACACCATAAGCACCAATTCGTTCTTCGACAAGTTCACTCATGGAGATGTTCCTAACCATGTTTTAGATAGCTTACCACCAAAAGTTAAGCAGGGTATATTGCGCGGCGATAAGGATATACCATTAGATCCTTCTAGACTAAGCATCTTCTATTACAAGAAGGACGATTGGAGGCAGTGGGCTAATCCGATGATTTATGCAATTCTAGATGATATTGTTATGCTTGAAAAGATGAGATTAGCTGATATGTCTGCTCTTGATGGAGCAATATCGAACATTAGACTTTGGACACTTGGTAATCTTGATCACAAAATTTTACCAAACAAAGCAGCTATTAATAAGCTAAGAGATATACTTTCTAGTAATGTTGGCGGTGGAACTATGGAGCTTGTGTGGGGTCCAGAACTTTCCTTCCAAGAATCCAACAGTGAAGTATATAAGTTTCTGGGATCTGAAAAATATACCGCTGTTCTAAATAGCATTTACGCTGGATTAGGTGTTCCTCCAACATTAACTGGAATGGCTAATAATGGCGGTGGTTTTACTAACAACTTCATTTCACTAAAAACATTAGTTGAAAGACTTCAGTACGGAAGAGATCAATTAGTAAGATTTTGGGAGAAAGAGCTTGAAATTATCAGGAAGGCTATGGGCTTTAGATACAAGGCTCACATTCAATTTGATCGCACATCACTTTCTGATGAAGCCGCAGAGAAAAACCTACTAATACAATTAGCTGATAGAGATATAATTAGTCATGAAACACTTCTTGAAAGATTCAAGGAAATACCTCAAATTGAAAATATTCGCATGAAACGCGAATTGACCAAGAGAGATTCTGCTGGTCCTCCCAAGGCTGGACCTTTCCATCCACCACCACCCCCTCCAGTGCCTACCGATAATACAGAGCAGAAACCTGCTAATGATAGTATTCCTACAGACGAGTCAGAAAACGGTAGACCACTATTCAAAAAAGACGATGGGCCAAGGAAACAAAGGGTAGAGCAACCCAGATCAAAACCCGGACTTGCTAAAATTATTGTTAGAGCAGAAAAAACTTGGTCACATATATCAGAAACTATTACAAATGCTTACCTCAAGTCTCTAGACAAGAAAAACCTCAGACAACTCAACAAAGCACAATTTAGATTTCTAGAGCAATTAAAACTGGATGTTTTTACAAATATGAATATTGAGCAAGATATTTCAGATGATATCATTTGTGCTATGCTTAAAAGTAAAACAAAGACCCCAGCTTCCTTTATGGAGCATCTTAGGTCTAATCAAGTTACTTTAGATGAAATGAATATTGATGATTACAGAAAACATGTTATTGGCCTTTATGTTGAACATCTGTACTAATTCTAATTTTTGTAGTTTTTTGTGTATAATCTCTGATAGAGAGGCATAAATGAAAATATATAGACAAGAAATAGAAGACAGCGTATCTGAGCTTGTAAAAGCAAGCTCTAGTATTGCATATTGTATGCCCGCCACGTTGCTATCTAAAGATAGTTCAATTGAAGCAGAATCATCTAATAAGATGAATTTTGATATTGATAAAATCAAAGCTTCAAGCGCAAACCCCGAACAAATTGACTTGTATTATATCAAGTCTGTACTTGTCTCAACTGGCTGGAATAAGAACGATGATGTTTTTACTCCTCAAGCAACTTGGTCTGCTAGGAACAGCCCAGAAGACAAGCAATTCAATCTTATGCACGATGAGAATGATATCATTGGGCATATTACTGGTAGCTACGTTGTTGATAGAAGCGGCGCAGCTATCGCTGATGATACTCAGCCAGATGATTTTGATATTATCACCGAGGCTGTGTTGTATAATAGTTGGACAAAGCCAGAAAATAGAGAGAGGATGAATCAAATCATTGCTGAAATTGAAGAAGGCAAATGGTTTGTTTCTATGGAGTGTTTGTTTGCTGGTTTTGACTATGCACTTATAGATGATAATGGCAATTCAAAGTTACTAGAGAGGAACGAAAGTTCAGCTTTTCTAACTAAACATTTACGAGCTTATGGTGGTAATGGAGAATACGAAGGCTACAAAGTTGGTAGATCATTAAGAGACATTTCTTTTTCTGGCAAGGGTCTTGTATCTAAACCAGCAAATCCAAGAAGTGTTATTCTTGATTCTAGCAGAGCTTTCTCTCTAAATTCTAACTCAAACATTTTAACTAGTTTTCCTAAAGGAGACGATACTATGTCAGATACTAATCTTTTAGAGAAGCAGCTTGCAGAATTACAGAGTGAGCTAGCCTCTGCTAAAGAAGAAAATTCAGCACTTCGACAAGAAATTGAAGCTGCATCCGCAAAAGAGCAGGGCGAAACTGTCGCCAAGCTTGAAGAAACTATCGCTTCAAAAGAAGAAGCAATTAAGGCTCTTGAAGCCAGCGTTGCTGAAAAAGAAGCTTCCATCACAGAACTTCAGCAGACTCTTGAAGCTAAAGAGCATGACATGAAGGAAAAGATGGATGAACTTAACAAGATGAAGAAAGAAGAAAAAGCCCGCAAGAGAATGGCTGCTCTTCTTGATCTTGGTCTTGACACTGAAGAAGCCGAAGAATCAGTTGCTTCTTATGAAGATTTTGATGACGTTACCTTTGAAGCCATCATTGCAGCAATGACAAAGATGGACAAGAAGGTTGGCGTTAAGAAAGAAGAAGAAGAAGCTGCTAAAAAAGAAGTTAAGGCCGAAGAAGTAGCATCAGAAGAAGCTGAAGAAGCTGAAGCTGAAGTCGCTGCTGAAGAGGCTCTTGAAGAAGTGGAAACAACTGAAGCTACTCTTGTAGACGCTTCTGATGAATCCGAAGAACTAGAAGCCACAAGAGCGAGTGTCGCTGAATGGCTCGAAAACAACGTACTTAGCAAATAATTACAGGAGAAAATAATTATGGCTCTAAAATCAGATAGAAATGAAGTACAGACCGACATTAGCTTTTTCTATAACGCAGCTGCAACAACCAGAGGTTGTTTAGTTGCTCATGGTGCTACTGCCGGTACTGGCGCAAGTATGGACGATGGCGCAAACCTTTGCGTTAAGTCAACTAGCGCAGCACCTCTCGGCATCCTTCTTAACGATGTCGTAGACAAAGATCTAACCCGTACCCATCTTAATCAGCACAAAGATGAAGTACAGAAGGGCGGCAAGGTTACTATTCTTCGCAAGGGTTATGTTGTAACTAATAATGTTACTGGTAGCCCAAGCGCTGGTGACACTGCTTATCAGTGCGAAACCACGGCTGGCAACGTAGCCACCAGTGGTACGAATGTAGTTGGCGCATTCCTTACAGCTAAGGATGGCGATGACTATTGCAAAGTCGAAGTAAACCTTCCCTGAACTATACAATAAAAGGAGAAAATTAATATGCCTACAAATGAAAGACCTAGTGATGAATTTATCGCTCTCCTACGTAAGTCAGGT